CTGGGGAGGCACCAGACATTGCAACGGTAGGGTGGTCGATGAAACCTACCTCCTCGACCATGATGCCCGTCTTGGCGCTGTACGCGGCTCTGGCGTGGGGTTCCTGCTCGGTACCCCACTCCATCGCTGCATTACTGAACGAGGATGCCTTCTGACCTGTCAGTCTTTCGACTACGAGGTCAGCCATGTAGTTGGCACGACCTGCGCCATAGCCGGTCTTGGTCTTGGCGATGACATCAGCCACGCGGCTAGCGGTGACCTTGCCAAGCCTTGCGGTAAACCAATCGTCTGTACGCTGTTCCATTATGCGTTCCTATTACGAATTACACTGGCGCAAAAAGTTGGGTCGGCATCAGGCGAAAGCGCAGCATTTTCACACAATTTCGCACATTCTTCACATTCAAGCGCAATAAGCATTGAAGCAAAAATATACAAAGATTCCGATGTTGAAGATTCTATTTGCTCGCTAACTTTGCCATCTTCGTTAACAAAATCAACAAGTAAAAAGCCGCAGCGTTTAGCCAAGCAAAGTATTTCTTTGTCGGTCACGCCGCACCCCCGCTACTCAACTCCTTCTTGCGGAAACTAAACGCATCCATGTGGACGGCGCGGGTGGCAGCATCAAGCGACTTAAACAGGGCAACAAGCGCAGCCGCGTCAGTTGCAACCGCAATCTGCGCCAGCACCTCAAGGTTAGGCTCAACCTTTTCTGCTTCCGGCAAATCCTCGCCTGCGTAGATGTAAAGACCAAGCCCGTGCATTGCGATGGTCTTTGTAAGACAGCGCATAATGGCGGTATTCACGGCAAACGCATCAGGGTCAACGATGGCTTTGTTCCTGTTATCCATCACAGGCAGGATGCAGGTCTTGATGTCGCCTGCAATTTCAACAGATACTTTGACCATCGCTGTGCCGTTTCGCAAAACCATGACGGGGCTATCGTTCCATTCATGTGCAGTCCATCGTGCGCCGGGGTCAATCTTCAGCACTTCAGCCCATGCCCATGCCCACGACAGGTAAGACAGGTTGCCTTTCTTCTCAACATGGTCGTTAACATTGATTTTCAGTAATTCAGACATTTCTTGCTCTCCTCAATCATTTGTTTAAGTTCGCGGCGGAGTTCGTTGTGCCGGTCAATATCGGCTTGCGTCCAAGTGAAGATGACGGGTTCGGTGTAGTACCGGCGTTCTTCGGATTCGCGTTGCTGTTGCCAGTCGTCCATCAGAATGTCCTCACAGCAAGCCATGCGAGGGCAAAAAACATGGCGAACGCCAGCAGGTACAGGCCAACGGTTTTCATAGCGATGCCCTCGCCATTTGCAAGGCTTGAAACATCAGGCGTTGACTGGTTTTGGCGCAGGTCACAAAGGCTGCGCGGATGTCGGCGTGCGCTCGTGCGTGACGCATCGCAAGGTCGCGTGCTGCTCGGGATTCACCTGCTACGATTGCCCATCTGAGTGATGGGGGCAGGTGTTGGGGGATAGGTCGCATATCTATTGCTCCTGTTTTTGTAGTCAGTCGTTTGTGACTGTTAATTAATTTTTTGCACTTTCTCGACAGCGGCGGCGCGGGTGCGTCCGAAAGACTTACCCGCAAACACTTTGCGCGATTAAATTGCTAGGCTGCTCAAGTCTCGCTACCATCTCCGCCTCGTCAGCGTAGCCCGCGTCGAAAGCACACGCATCGCGTGCGCCCTGCTCGTCATGCGCCAAATAAATGCCAAAATCATGACCGTCTGCGTGTACCAAAAATGCGTGTAAAGTTTTCATGTGCGTTTTCCTATCTGTGGAATCAGTCGTTAGTGTTGTCAATTACGCGGGTGTTGAAATCTATGCCATCAGTCACCCATGCTTGCAGCGGCAAATCGTTTAACCTGTGAACGAGTACACTCAAAGTTTCAAAGGTTTTGCCGTCTTCAAAAGCAAAGTACCAATAGCCGTCGCCGCGACACAGCGAAACGCAAGATGCGCCAAGTGCAAGTAAGCGAGCGTTAACGGTCGCAGAGGTGAATCGTTTCATGCTGTGGCTCCTATCTGTGGATTGACTCAACACCCACAGGTTAACACAGGTTACATCCCGTACAAGGTTTTTGTTGCATTTATTTTCACGCCCGTTAACTTACGCCTATGGACATTCAAGCCGCCCTTGCCGTCGTAGGCTCTAAAGCCGCCCTCGCCCGTAAACTCAAGGTGAGCAAACCTGCCGTTTCGAGGTGGGTCAAGGCAGGGAAACTGCCCGAGATGCGGGTCTGGCAGTGGAAGGCGTTAGAAGCCGCGACCTCGCCGATTGCAGCCGATTCCACGCCTACCCCTGCCTGACCCCTATGGTCAGCCCAGAAACCGCCAAAATCGCTTACGACAAGGCGTGGGCTGTGATGAAGGCATGGCCTGCGACTGACTGGAGCGAAGCCCGGATAAAGGCTTTCAAGGCGGCTGCTGGCGCTTGGCGCGTTTACCTTAAAGCCGTTAACCGCATTAGACCCCAGAAACGACAAACCCCCTGAACGGGGGCTTGACGCGGGCGGGAGGATGCCCTTACGCTAGGGATGCTTAATCTCGCGTGATGGAAGTCTGATGGACTGTTCTAGTTCTGTCAACCACCCCACCACGCGACCCCTTGATACGGGAATCTGTCACCGGCGGGGTGGGTGCAATCCCCACATGATGTTCAATCATCGACCAGACACCGGATACCACGGTCTGGCGGGTCTAACAACCGCGTCCATACGGGCATGAGTTGGACTCTTTTGGCTTCCAATGTTCTTGGGGGTTAGGGGGGTCCTTTCCCGGTCCTCCGAGCATCTAGGGGTTAAGACATAGGTTTAAGAAGATTTAAACCATTCCTAAATTTAAGATTTAGGAAAGATTGGTTTTTTCGTAAAACTAAACTTGTTGCGTTCACCTGAGTTAACGAGTATTCTCAAACCTCCACAGATAGGAGACTCACGATGCACGAACTAGACGAAGCGGCTTGGGAACAATGGGTGGCTTACCGCAAAGCCATTCGCAAAACCATCAAACCTGCATCCGAACACGCGATGAAACTTAAACTTTCACGCTTCGGTGCTGACCAGCAGGCGGTCGTTGACCAGTCGGTCGCAGGTCAGTATCAGGGTTTGTTTGAACTGCATAAAAAAGCCCGCCCCAACGAAAAGGTCGAAAAGACCGACAAGCAACGCGCCGCTGACATTTCTCGTCACGCCGAACAGGATGCGTGGAACGCGCAGGTGTGGAACAAGCAGGAACCTACCTCGCTAAACAGATTAAAACTCTGCGAAGCGTACCTTGCTCGACTGACCATCAGCCCTGACCCTGATGCAATGGAGCGTCTGCGGGACTCGACTGCCGCTGCGCTTCGGTCAGCGGATGCAGCCGAGGTGTTGGGTCACCCGCACTTGAGCAGCATGGTGCGGCAACTGTTCGGCGAACGCGGCTTGAATAAACTCAAAAAGCGGGAGGTGCAATCATGAACCGCGAAGAACTCATCCTGTCGGTGCAAGAGGCGGTTATTGGGTTTCCTAACCAAAACCCATTTGATTTTAGACTTCTCCAAATCGAAACGATTGAGCGTTTTGCAGCCCTTGTTGCCGCAGCCGAGCGCGAGGCGTGTGCGCGGGTGTGTGACGGATACACACAGTACGGCGACCCAATTACAAACTGGTCAATAGACTGCGCCGCTGCTATTCGTGCGCGGGGCGAGGAGGTGCAATCGTGAGCGACAAACAGGCAAAGATGTGGGTGGCTTTTGAGGCGTATCAGCCGACTGCCGATGCAGACGGACATGGCGAGTCATGGGCTGTGATGCTGAAGGAGCGGACGGTACCGTCGATAGAGGCGGCTTACGTTGAAGCACCTCGTGGGTCGGTGGCGAGGGCGGCGGAGAAAGCGGCAATGGCGGTGGCGGCGAGGGCAGCGGCGGAGGCGAAGGCAGCGGCGGAGGCGGCAATGGCTGCGTGGAAAGCGGCGAGGTGGGCGCCGGAGCGACGGGCGGCGGAGGCTGACCACTACGCTCAACACGCCATCGACGCAATCAGGGAGGTGCAATCATGAAGGATTTATGGAAGGCATTGAAGGCATATCAGGGGCAAGCCGACATAGACGGTCATGGCGCATCGTGGCAGAGAGCGTGCGAGAAGCAGACCGTTGATGCGCTTGAAGATGCCATCGAAGATTCTGCTGTTTGTATGAAAGAAGTTGACCCTGATTGGGAATCGTTCGCCACTCGCCGAAGCGACGAATATGAGCGCATTTATACGGCAGGCGAGGCGATGATTTGCACAGTCGATGCGCTTAAAAGTGAATTTGAGCGTGAGGCAAACATAGATTTGGCTATTCGTCTGATTCAGAAGGCACAGGAATTAGAATGAGCCGCACTTGCAAACAATGCGGAGAAAAGTTCTTCGGCGCGTCGAGCATCCTTCAGCATCGAAGCGGTGTGTGCGGTGGTGAGGAACTGTTAAAGTCTCGCGGTTGGATCAAAACCCGCGCAGGTTGGGTGTCGCTACAACGCGCTTCGTTTGAGGCAAAACGGCGTGAAGGTTGAACTGATGAAAAACCCGGATGCGCCGCACATAAAACGAGGTTTGTTGTGATTCCTTTTGCAGCAATGTTCCACAAAGACTATAAAGATTACAGCCCCGAAAAACGGCTGGAAGTGCAAAAGGCGCTGCAGCAGTTGATGTCGCTTCTTGGCGCAAACAATGGAAACGATTGCACCCTGCACGATGATTTGCTTGTGTGGTTTAGAAACCTGTTTTTTACGACTGACCCGCGCTTTGACGCCGCCTGCAACGGCCTCAATTTTGCCCTACGCGCCCGCCTCTGGCGGTTGTACACGTTGTGCTGGGCGTGTGAGCAGGCGCTGGGCAAAGGCGACATCGTAGACATCGGTACTTACGACGGTCGGGCGTTGGAAGTTGTGTTGCGTTATCAAACGTCACTTTCTGCCGTTTACGCTTACGATTTGTTTGATAACGTGCCCGAGGAGGCCCGCAAGTCTGACCACGGCCCTGACCTTTTTGAGCAGGTACGCCAGCGCCTCGCGCCCTTTAACGCCACGGTTTATAAGGGCGACATCTGCGCTGTCACCGCCCTGCCCGAACGGATCGGGTTTTGCCAAATCGACCTCAACAACGCTGAAGCCGAGGGTTACATTTTCCCGTTGGTTTACGAACGATTGCAGGCGGGTTCCATTGTTGTTTTCGACGACTACGGGTTCCGGCGGTACCGAGAGTCGGCTTTGACGCACCAGCGGTTTTTAGAAGGTAAGGAACAGGTGTTGGAATTGCCGACGGGGCAGGGGTTACTGGTTAAGACATGAGGTATGCCGCCCGCCGCGACGGCAACGACGCCATCATCACCGAGGCGCTACGCAAGGCCGGGTTCACGGTAATGGACTACGGTACCGCTGGGCAGGGCATCCCCGACAAACTAATTAGTCGTTTACTGCCTGACGGCTTGCCGTGGGTGTGTTGGGTTGAGGTCAAGATGCCCAAGGGACGCCTTAAAACCGCACAGGAGGCGTTTAGGGACGTTTTCGAGCCAAGGGGTGAGCATTACGTCGCCCGTGACGCAGAAACCGCCATACGCGAACTCTACGCCCGTTACACCGCCGCGATCAGGCCGGAACAACTCGGTTGAGCGACGCTTTACGCTGTCCTTTGTAGTGCGTAATAGAAGGGCGGGGGTAGATGCTTGCGGCCTCGGGTAAACAGGCAAATTCAAACTCGGGCAGGTATTTTACCCACGACGCAGGCAGCGAGTTAACGTAATCCCGCAAAACCTCTTGATCGCCATACCAACGCTTAAACTTGTCGGGTAACGCGGCATAAGTCTCGGCCATTGCCTCCCACGCCCCGCTGGAGGCCGTAATCGTGCAGCAGCCAACAATAGGGTACACTTCGTCAAGTGTTTTGTTAGCGTATTCGCTGTAATCTTGGCCGCGCTGGTGGATGTTAAACGTTGCGTCACGGTTGAACGAGCGGCGGCAGGCGGCGATGTGGTAGTCGTCTAAGAGCAATTCGACGTTGATCGGCTTGTTTACGATCATATCGGTGTCCATGTACATCGCAGGTTCCGTTAGCCCTAACCCCGCAAACGCTTGGGTGCGCCAGAGCATTAAGAACTCGGGGTCACCGTTAGTCGGGGCCGTCCATGTCACCCCCGGCACCGTGCGGGTGTCGTGGTCGGTGACCTGCACAATTTCGGCGGTTGGGTTATGTCGCCGGAGTGATTCCACCATCCCTGTGGGCATGGCAAGGTCTGGGCCAACGTGGAAAAACACAAAAGTTGACATAGTTGCAACAATCTGTAGGAGGAGTAACATTATCGTACCTCAAAGTGGTAAAAAAATGGCAAACCCGCAAACATTGGCAAAAGCATTAGCGCAACAACAAAAAGCCATGCAAGCAATGGCACCCGTGCGCAAAATTACTGATTTTGAAAAATACAAAAACCTGACAAGTGACAATGCAAAC